GATTTTATGGCGGGATAGTTACCGATATGGTTAAAAACAATGCTTTGGGGGAGTCAGTGAGGAGTCAGTGGGTAGTCGGGGGGTATATCCCGGCGGGTTACAAACCCATTGTACTGTTGTATTCACAATTTGTCAAGCGTTAAATTTTTTTTGTTGACATTTGCGTATTACATAGCCATAATAGGTGCGTAGGTCGTATTCAGACTTAGCACATCTCTCCGATTTCATAGCGATATTTGCACAACACACGAGATTGTGGCTACAGTGAATCGGTCTACACTCCTCATTTTCCCGAAAGATTACCATGTACACAGCAATGTTACTCATTTGTCACATAAATGCCATGCAGGGATGTATGGTAGTCACTGACGACTGGGGTCCGTACAAAACAAAAGAGGAATGTATGGCCCGTGTAGAGGTGATGATAGGCAACGTACAAGAAATAACACCGTTTATGATTGTTTCGGGCACACGATGCACTACCAAAGCTGGAGAAGCCACGTAAAAATGAACCTGATGCCCCAACAACCCGCCAAAAAACGGGAACTAACCACCCAACAGTCCCTTTTTCTTGACATCTTGTTTGAAAACGGCGGAAATATCACCGCTGCAGCCACAGATGCAGGATATTCTGTGGGTAGTGCGTCGTGGTTACGCAAAACACTGGCAGATGAGATAGTAGAACGCACAAAAGACGTGCTATCTATGAACGCATTCAAAGCAGCCAACAGACTTGTAGCGACAATAGACAATCCCGCCCCCGAAAGAGGTGATGATCTACGTCTCAAAGCTGCCGAAAGCCTCCTGAACCGCGTAGGAGTCAAACAAGCGGAACAAATCAACCACAACGTAACGGCGGTTCACGGTGTAGTCCTGCTGCCCCCAAAGAAAGAGGTAGTAATTGATGGCTAAAAAACGTAAACTGTTAACTGAAGATGATTTGTACGCAGGTGAACCTCCTAAAGACATGGCTATGGCCTTTCGTAGAGCAGGTCCACGCCCGTCTATACTTTTAGGTCAAGCTTTGGGTGCTTTCAAGAAGTCAACAAAGAAAGCGCAACCAAAATACGAAACCATAGATGGTATGAAGATTGCTACACGTAGAGCAGCATCTAGTGTAGAGAAGCCCGGCTAGTGGCAGGTCGTCCCAAGAAAGACCCCAACGCACCCAAAGCCTCGTACAACCTGTCCGTAAAGGAACGTGCCCGTCGTGCTGCCCAAAAGAAACTGAACGGGGCCAAACGCCGTGCAGCCAAAACAACGAAGGCAGCCGAAGACAAACGCAGATATGCCCGCAATCTTGAAGCAAAGATAACAAAGGTAGAAAAGGCACTTGTTGGTACGGAAACTAAAGTCGTTGATCAAGGAGATTTGTCTGAACTGCCTAGTGCCGTTTCAGAGTTGGTCAAGGACAGTGAGATTGTATTCCAGCCCAACGCTGGGCCGCAAGAAGAGTTTTTGTCTGCTGGTGAACGCGACGTATTATACGGTGGTGCAGCCGGTGGCGGAAAAAGTTTCGCGCTTCTTGCAGACCCGTTACGCTTTTGTCACAATAGCAACCATCGCGGTCTACTGCTTCGTCGCACTCTGGACGAACTAACCGAACTGATCGACAAGTCACGCCAGCTATACACAAAAGCTTTTCCCGGTGCAAAGTTTCGTGAGTCCAAGTCAACGTGGCACTTTCCCTCCGGGGCAACAATCTGGTTCACCTACCTAGACAAAGACAAAGACGTAACTCGCTTTCAGGGACAGGCGTTCAACTGGATAGGCATTGATGAGATTACCCAATATCCTACACCCTACGTCTGGGATTACCTGCGTTCTCGCCTTCGTACTACTGATCCTGAACTCCAGCAACACTTGTACATGCGCTGCACTGCCAACCCCGGAGGAGTGGGTGGTTGGTGGGTCAAGAAAACCTACATCGACGGAACCCCAGAAAACAAGCCTTTTCCTGCATTCGATATAGAAACGCGACGAGAGTTTGTGTGGCCCCCCGGCCACGAAAAAGCAGGTCAGCCGCTGTTCTTTCGTAAGTTTGTACCGGCACGGTTGACTGACAATCCCCATCTGATGGCAGACGGCCAGTATGAGGCCATGCTCAGATCGCTCCCGGATGTCGAACGAAAGCGACTTCTTGAAGGGGATTGGGACGTGGCAGAGGGAGCGGCCTTCCCAGAGTTCAGCCGCACCAAGCACGTCGTTGAACCGTTCGAACTGCCAACCAACTGGCCGCGCATACGGATGGCTGACTACGGGTACGCTGCACCGTCTTGTGTTCTGTGGGGTGCAATCGACTGGGACGACAACATCTGGATTTACAGAGAATTATACGAAAAACACTTGACAGCGGAACAATTAGCTGATAGAATACTAGCAGCGGAACAACTAGACCCATTACCACACTACACGGTCCTTGACTCGTCTTGCTGGAACAAGACAGGTTTTGGACCATCAATCGCAGAGGTAATGATGCGGCAGGGTGTTCGTTGGACTCCATCAGATCGCAACCGCATTCAAGGCAAAATGGAAATACACCGCCGCCTAGCCGACGATCCCTACACAGAAGAGCCTCGCCTACGTTTCTTTTCTAGCTGCCAAAACATAGTCAAACAAATTGCTGGCATACCCCTGTCCAAAACAAACAGCGAAGATGTAGACACAAAGGCAGAGGATCACGCATACGACGCCCTGCGCTACGGAATGATGACACGCATGAGCGGGTATGCTTCCATACACAAACAACTAGGTGCGATAAAGAATCAAGTCCACCAAGTTCAAGACGAAGTATTCGGATACTAATACATGGCTCAGTTTAACAAAGCATTTGAAGAAAGTCTACGTGCTGATGGTGCAAGCCGTCAAAAGAGTATCAATTCGTCTACTCTACGAGATGTGATTACCAACCGTTCTCCTGATGATTACAAAGAGGGTGGTCAATCTAAAATAAATAGTGCGCTTCGTTTTTACGAAAAAGCAGGTATTCTTGACATGACAGTCGGGCAGCTTGCCGATGATCCGGTAGCATTTGTAAATGCTATGACCGGAGATGCGTACGATGAACTTGGAAAAAATCAAGCAAACTCTGCATCCAAGTTTATTGCAAGTATCTTTCAAGACGCAGGTCATGGTAAAGCATGGGGCAGCAACACTTTAAAAAGAGAACTTAATCCCGTAAAAGCTAAAGAACTTTTCCCTATAGAAGCAACCCAAACTAAAGTAAAAGGGTACCCCGATGACTTCTTTATTCGTACAAAAAAGGCTGTAACAGCCCTACAAAATGCGGGACAAAAAGAAGCTGCCGCACAATTGTTACTGACAATGTTGGGAGGATATCGTTCAGCGGATGTAACTGGCATAAAAGTTGAAGATATTGATTTTCGCACAGGAGTTATTTTCGATGTTACAGTCAAAGGCGCGGGAGAGGTAGTAGACAAAACTGGTGTTCTCTCTGCTCCGATGCTAGATGTTATTAAAGACTACTTGGGAGATAGAGCAGATGGGCTTTTATTCGAAGATCCTAAAGCTAATGCTACAATAATAAACAAAGAACTTAAAAAACAATTTCCACAGGATTATTTAACTAAAAAAAGTAAGGAAAAGGGAACGTATAAGTCTGGAATAAGTCTTTACGATTATCGTCACTTTAATGAGACTTATTTGTCCTCTATGGATGTAAGTCCTGAATTACGTAAAGTTGCTACTCTTCGTGCCGCTGCTGACGTAGCCGAAAAATATGCCGCTAGTGGCGCACGTAGAGCAGATGTCAATAGTTTACACAGTGGCCTACTTGCAGTGTTTTCTGCAGGGTCAGGGTCAGCATCCCCCGCCCAGTTTTTAAATGATACACTTGCTGTACAAATTGGTGTTAACGACAACAACGAGCCGATATACAACCAACCTAAACTATCTGACAAAACAAAACGAATTGTACCCACTAAGCAACTGCTAGAAAAAATAGGTTATGAAGACGCTATTTCTCCTAACATTTACGCAAGTTTGCCAGAAGAAGGTAACGTAGTAGGAAGTACGGCTGCTAATATTGATCCTGAAACCACTGCAGCAATTAATAGACAAGTGCAATCTGAGGCTACGGAGGCTGCTCTTCAATCTGATATAAGAGCGGGAGAAATAGCGGATGACGCTGCAGCAGGACGGGCCAAAGTAGCTGAAACAAAAGCAGAGGCAAAGGCACAACAAAAAGCCGAATCTTTAGATACAACAAAATCAAAACTTCTTAGTAA